CCGCTGGCAATGCTATGTCACAGGTTCAAGCCGTTCCGCCACAAGCGCCACCGTCATCAGGAAAGCGCTATAAGTGGGAGAACGGGCGTTTGGTGGAGTATTGATCATGGCAAAAACCGTTGAAATCCCAAACATTGGATCGGTTGATTTTCCTGATGACATGGCCAATCAAGACATTGAAAAGGCTATTCGTCAAATAATTGTTGATCGCTCTCCGGTACAACAGGCGCTCCAACAGTCTAGGCAGGCGCAACAAGTATCACCGCCATCGGCTGGCGGCATTGGAAGGCAGTTAGGACTTACAGCAAGAGCCGCCATCACGGGCGCCGCATCACTGCCAACCATGTTTGCAGATCCTTTAGTGGCGCTAATGAATGCAGCGGCAGGGCGCCAAATTGCTACACCGCCATCGCAATCACTTCAAGGATTGCTTACAGCGGCAGGACTGCCGGAGGCAGAAACGCCGCAAGAGCGCATATCGCAAGACGTTGCGCAAGCGCTTACTGGTACAGGCGCGCTTGCCGGTGGCGCTCGCTTGGCATCGCAAGCCGTGACATCACCCGTTTCAAGAGAAGTATTAAGGACGCTTGCGACAGACCCGCGAACGCAAGCCATTGCCGCTGGCACAGGCGCCACTGCCGCCAGTCTAGGGCGCGAAGAAGGGCTTGGGCCTTTGGCGCAACTAGGCCTTGGCGTTATTGGTTCCGTTGCACCAGGTACAGCGCCAATCGTTGGAAGAAACGTTGCGCAGCGTGCAAGGCAAGTTGTATCACCATTCACGCAAGAAGGTAGAGAAGTGATTGCCGGTCAAGTGTTGCAACGTTCCGCCACGAATCCTGAACGCGCACAACAAGCGCTATTGCGTGCACAAGAGTATGTGCCTGGCTCACGCCCCATGACTGCTGAAGCGTCCATGGACCCTGGCTTGATGGCGCTGCAAAACCCATTAGCAAAAACGCTTGATGTCCAAAACTTAATTGGTCAACGCATATCAGAAAGCAATGCAGCAAGAATGCAGTTGTTAAACCGTTTATCTGGCGGTGGGCCGGAGGCAATCGCCGCGGCGGAAGCCAAACGTTCAGCGGTTACAGCGCCTATGCGTGAAGCGGCATTCGCCAAGTCACTGAATGAATTTGGACCTGTTGCAACGACACCCATCACTGCTGCCGTTGAGAATGTACTGTCTGGCGCAACAGGTAATCGCCAGCCCGTTGAAAAAGCCATGACGTGGTTACGCGGACGCATTGAGAACGCTGGCGATACGCCAGAGCGCATTTACAACGTCCGCAAGGACATTAATGACGCCATATCAGGTGCGCTTGAAAAGTCTGATCCTGGCTTGCGTTTGGCGTCACGCGAATTGATTGCAGTGCGTGATGTTTTGGATGATGTGCTTGAGTCAGCATCGCCAGGATTTAAGGATTACTTGTCGCAATACTCAAAGATGAGTAGGCCTATTGACCAAATGCGTGTGTTGCAAGAAGTTAAAGCGCGCTCAACTATGGCGGCTCCAGACGCAACGACGGGCATGGATATATTCAGCCAGGCCAAGTTACGCCAACAGTTAAGATCACGCGCCGAAGAGCTTGGCAAAACACTCTCAGAGTCACAGGCAAGGCAGGTTGACGATTTGATGCGTGATCTTGATCGTTCAGCATCCATCACATCAGCAGTGGCGCAAAGGCCTGGAAGCGATACATTCAAAAACTTTTCAACCGCCAACTTGATTGGCGCTGTTTTCTCTGACGCGTTGGCGTCCAACACAACGCTTCGCACGCTGGCGCGTCCACTTGATTTTCTTTACAAACTACCTGATGAGCAAATTTCACGCTTGATGGTTGAAGCAATGCTTGATCCAAAGTTGGCGGCTCAAATGATGCAGAAAGCCACCACGATGAGCATCAAACCCGTTGCAACGCAATTGCGCAGAAAAGCGCGTGAAATTGGTCTTGCGCCATACCTTGGTATTGGTGTAGAGTAGAAACCGGAACTCCCTCCTGTTGGTTCTTCGACCCGCCGCTTGCGGGTCTTTTTTTTGCCGTTCGTCGGAAAAGGTTGGACACTTGCAACTTTTTACCGCCAAATGGAAAGCTATGAACAAACTAATTATTGGTATTGATCCAGGTGCAAGTGGTGCGATTGCAACACTTCAGGGTAAGAAACTCATTGATGTGATTGACATGCCGATTGTGCAGCGCACCGTTGGAAAGGCTGTCAAGAACTTTGTGTCGCCACATGAGTTGCATACGCATTTGGCGGCCTACCTGATTGACTACGAATGCACCGCGTATATCGAGCAGGTTTCCGCCATGCCAGGCCAGGGTGTAAGTAGCATGTTTTCGTTTGGGCGCTCACTCGGCAATGTTGAGGGCGTGCTTGCATCCTTACAGATTCCTTACCACTTTGTGCCGCCACTCGTGTGGCAGCGCAAGGTTAGGTTGACGGGCGGCAAGGATGGCGCACGAGCATTGGCGCAACAAATGTTTCCTAATAACGCGTCGAGTTTTTCACGCAAAAGAGATGACGGGCGGGCTGACGCCAGTTTGATTGCACTTTATGGGGTTATGAATGAGCACACAGGAAGTTGAAAATCTAAAAGAGTTATTGAAGTACACGCGCACTCTTGCCGCGGAAAGCGACAACAAGTTGCGCGTTGCGCGCAGGTTTATTCACTCGTTATTGCATCCTGAAGAGTTTGGACACGCAGTTACGGAAGAGGTGCGAGGCAAAGCGTTAGAGATCATTAGGCAGATTTCATGAAGCGCGTCTTACTTATTGGATCTGAGGGTTACGTTGGCAGCCAATTGCTAAAAAACATTGCGCATGACGTGAATCTTGTGGCCGTTGATATAAAAACGGGCATGGATTTCATGGACATGTCAGACGTTGCGCTTAGTGCGTTTGATGAGATCCTTTTCTTTGCTGGCGTGTCTAACGTTGCCGACGCTAACCGCCAACCGCATCGAGCTGTAGCGGAGAACGTTGTATACACATTGTGTCTACTTGAGCGCATGGCGGCACACACAAGACTGATTTACGCCAGCACAGGGTCGTTGCTTTCAAACGGTGATTCATTGGTGGCTAACGAGCAACGCGAGAACGCTTATGACGCCAGCAAGTTGTCATTCGATTTGGTGGCTAAGTACATGGGCAAGCGCGTGGTTGGTTTGCGCATGGGCACGGTAAGCGGATGGTCGCCAAAGATGCGATGGCATTTGATCTTTAACGCGATGAACCGATCAGCGATTGAAGAGGGGCGCGTTTACGTTACTAATCCTGATGCGATGCGAAGCATTTTGTTCCATGACGACTTAGCGGAACGCGTGATGGAAATCATTGAAGATGACAGCGCACAAGGCATTTATCCGTTGGCGTCTTACACCATGAGCATTGGCGAGCTAGCGCACGAGGTGGCAAGTGTTTACAAAGTCCCGGTTGAGTTTGGTGTTAGCGCAGGCACATATTCGTTCGCGCTCCCAACAATTCCGCAACTCTATTCAATACAAGAACGCTGCGAACACTTCAAAAGGGCTTATGGACAAAACAATTAACCAATGCTTGCTATGCGAGGGGAAAACAGAAATGATATTTGATCTTGGCGAGCAACCACCCGCCAACGCGCTAAAGAACAATCCCAACACATTTGTGCGCTGCGCAAGGCTTGCTGCGCAGATGTGTACACAATGTACGCACGTTATGCAAAAGGTGAGCTACAACGCTAAAGAACTGTTCGATCACTATCTATACGTTAGTGGCACGAGCAACACGCTCAACGATTACTTTGAATGGTTCTCAGAGAACGTTTCGCTTCATCACCCGAACGCTGACGTGCTTGAGATTGCAAGCAACGACGGGACGTTGTTACAGAAACTTGCCAAGCGTGGCGCAACCGTGACGGGGATTGAACCAGCAAAGAATTTACTTGAACTTTCAAGCAAGAAAGGCGTTTACACGATCCCGGCCTATTGGCCTTTGAACATGGGCAACGAGCGTTATGACGTTGTGATCGCCATGAACGTGTTGGCGCATAACGACGATCCGATTGCGTTTCTCAAAGGCATTGAGGCTTGCCTAACGGATGATGGCGTTGCGTACATCCAGGTGAGCCAAATGGATATGCTCGCCAATGGTGAGTTCGACACGATTTATCACGAGCACGTTTCTTTTTTCACGGTGGACTCGTTTACCTTAGCGTGTACCAGGGCTGGTTTAAGAGTAGGTTTTCGCCAGCGCGTTAACGTGCATGGCGGATCAATGCTTGCAGCAGTGTGTAAGCGCGACTCGTTTCCGAGTCCGATTCCATTTGCAGCAAGTCAGTGGAACGAGGGAAGGTTGCACCAGCTGACGTGGATGGACGGTCAACGATTTGCCAATGGCGTAAACCGTGCCGTGGAATCCATGCGATCTGTCATCAAGCAAGCCAAAAGCGATGGGTATGTGGTGGTGATGGTTGGTTGTGCCGCCAAAGCAGTCACGCTGATGCAAGCCATTAACGATGACCCGCATGTCGTGGTGGATGAATCGCCATTGAAGATCGGTAAGTACTTGCCGAACTCCACGCAGCAAATTGTTGCGCTCCAAACCGTATCGGAGATCAGGCAAAAGTGCCTTTTTATCCTTGGCGCATGGAACTTTAAGCAAGAACTGATACGAAAGTTGCAAGAACTGCGCGATCCACATCTTTACGATTCTGTTTTAACACCTTTCCCAATGACCTTTAAGGAATCACTCCATGGATGAGTTTTCAGTTGATGAGCAACAACCAGAAAAGAAACGCAGTAAAGCGTCAGCGATTAGCGAGTTGGAATCAAAGTATTCCGAAGCGATGGAAAACCTAACTGATTGCATTGAAACGCTCAAAGGCTTGGAGCAATACGGACGCTTTCAGGATGCCGTGGTTCGCCGCCGCGCTATCGAGTGCTTGAGACGCGTAGGACATTGGCCCGCATGAAAATAATCATATCAACCACAGGAAGCCCAACGTTGCATGTCATGAAGTCCAGCGTATTTCATTACGCCAAAGGGGTGCAGTTGTGCGTATGGGACGGGAAACTTGGCAACTTTGGCGATGACTACAACGCAGCTATTGAAGCGTTTGCAGAAGGCGATGATTCGTTCATCATTGCTAACGATGATGTTGTGATCACGCCACAAACCATGTCGTTATTGCTTGATGATGTGGCTGCACTGAGCAAAGTGTGCAAACGCATTGGCTTTATCGCAGCGCGTTCAGACTTTGTGCGACCACCGCAAAACATCAGAGTACCGCGCAACGAAGGTGACGCGATTGAGATGTGCCGCTGGCGTTCAGAGGATGCCATCAAACCAGTTGACGTGATCAGCCCGATCTTTACTTGGGTGAACGCCAAAGCGATCAAGGATCATCCGTTTCCGCCGATCAACTGGTTTAGTGATGACGTTGTGTGCGCTGACATGGTGGCAGACGGTTACAAGCATTTTGTGTCACGCGCTTATGTGCATCACGCAGGAAGCATGACGGTTGGGCGTGACGCTAAAGCGTTGATCGGTGCAGCCGCACCGTGGATCGTTGAGCACAGGCCGGAATACGCCAAAAAATGGTTTGGGGTGCAAGCATGAAAACGCATCGCAGGATTTGCATACTCACAAACACGCATCCGTATGGCGTCACAGAAAACTTTGCCCGCCATATTGCTATCGGGTTTGCGGCACACGGGTTTGAGCCGCACATTGTGAACATCATGGCACCGCTTGAGCAGCAATTTCAGGCGATTGGCGCGCTATCCGCCATTGATGAATTGTTCATGATTGGCGCACTGCCGCTAAAGGTAAAAGTGGGTGATGAATACTTGTGGCGCGAAATGGGCAAACGCGGTAAGCGCGTGACCTATTACGTCATTGATTCGTACCACAATGACTTGCGACGTGTGCCTGAAGTGCTTGAGTACGCCAAAGCATCAGACAGAGAGGACAACCTTTATCACGCGTTTGCGGATTACGAAACAGCTGATGCGCATTTCTTATGCGGCACTGAGTTGCGCTTTGGCGGATTTCCTGCCGCACCGATTGATCAGGCCGCCATGTACCGTGATCGCTTGCTTGTGTTTGGCGGGATTGGCAACGAGTTAGCGCAGATCAAGGACACGCTTGATGAAACGGTTTCTGAAGTCAGGCGAACCATTGACTTAAAGGATGACTACTTGTTGCTTGGCGATGGAAGCCATTGGGATGTGCTGAGCAAGGTGCTAGACATTCGCGGGCAATACGACAGACTGAATGAAGAAACCTTATTGATTGATGCGTATTGCTCATTGGATGCGGCGATGAAACGCCATAGGCGATTGCATGTCATGTCTGCGCTCAAAGGTTTACCCATTGACATTGCAGGGCCAGGTTGGATGGAACATTTCGGTGAAGTGGACAACTGGCGATATGTTGGTTCCCAACCGCACGCCGCGTTGGGGACGATGGTGCAGCATTACGCGGGCCTGATTAACTTTGACGCCAATTGGGATTGGTGCCCGCATGACAGGGCACTTACCGCGGCACTGATGAACAGGTCAGTGCTAACAAACAAGAACGCACTCAATGGTGAGCTAACGCACACTTACGCGTTTGGCGATTCACAAGCCAGCATTGCCGAGAAATGCGAAGCAATGCTTTACGACTCGCAAGCTGACACACCGATGTATCCATTTAGCGAAGAGCATTTCAAATGGACATGGCACGTTTCTATCAGGGACTACTTAAATGAGCGATGAGAAAGCAGAACGCGTAATGCAAAAAGTGTATTACTTGGACACGGTTTTGTTCGTGCCGCACTATTCAAAACCGCATTGGTGGGTGTGTGCCGGTGGTATGGAGCGCACGACGACATGGCTAAACGAGCGTTACGCCACAAAGGAAGATTTGTACTTGTGGCCGCGTCACTGGAACATGAGCTAACTGTCATGGTCAAGTCATTGAAATTTATAGCGTTTATGGCACAATATGCCCGCCATGAAAGCAACGTACACGGTCAAGCAAGTCACGGTGGATGCAAACCGAGAAGTGTTGTTGCGTTACATGCAGCGGCAGATCCTTCCAGCGGATACAGTGATCTGTCCGAGCAACGGTTGGTGGTGGGTGGCTTACATGAAAGACGAGGCTTGCGCTTTCGCATGTCTCATGCCATCAGCCAGTTGGCAGGATACTGTTTACTTGGCGCGGGCTGGCGTGATCATGCACCACGAGGGCAACGGGTTACAGAAAAAACTCATCCGTGCGCGCTGCAAGTTTGCCCGCCAACTTGGGAAAGTTTGGGCGGTAAGCGATACAACGGACAATCCAGCGTCAGCCAATTCGCTGATCGCGGAAGGGTTCAGGATGTTCGAGCCAAGCAAACCGTGGGGATCGGAGCGCACGATCTATTGGCGGCGAGACCTTGCCTTATAAAGATCCAGAGGTTAGGAAAGCCAAGCAACGGGTTTACTCAAAACGATTTTTTGAGAAGAACCGCGAAAGTTACCTCGCCAAAGCAAAAGAGCAAAAACAAAAAGCAAGAAAAGAATGGGATGCGTTTAAGTCCCAATACGTTTGCGCGCATTGCGGCATTTCTAATCCAGTGTTGCTTGACTTTCACCACGTCATTAAGACAGGCAAGAAACGCATTGGACGCTTGCTGCAAAACAACGCAGTTAAGCAAGCAATCGAAGAAGCAAAAACAAAGTGCATTGCGCTATGCAGCAATTGCCATCGGTTAGTACATCAACAGGAACGCGTGAGAGCGCGAAAGGGAAA